AAATTTTATGATCTCTGGAATGATCTGTCTATATTGATTTTTGAGATTACGAAATGAGGATAGATCAGAGATCACATCCTCTTGCCAAATTTTTCTCATACTCTAAACGTTTATTATATTCGGGCAACCATTCTTACCGTGTATTGGACATTCTACACCTTCTTTAGTGTGATTGCAAGCCATCTTCTTTACCTTCCCAGTCTTCTCGTCAACCTTAGGAGCTGGTTCATTGCCATGTTTACGACCATCGGGATCCTCCAGTTCAGGCATCACCTCGATAGTCGAGGTTACTTTTTTTCAGATATTGATCTCCACTCAGAGAACTCTTTAACACAGTTAGGAACTGTCTTGCCACCTTTCTTCTTGGTTCCTTTTGCCTTGTAACCATCCCAACAAGTAGATGCTCCAACGTTCTTACGTGCTGTCTTCATGTCACCTTCGACATTTAATGTCTTTGGATAGTCCTTGTCACCTTTCTTTGCTGGTTTCTCTCCTCTTTTTCTCTTGGCATGGATGTTATCCCATAGTCCTTTCTTACCTTCTTCTACGTTCTCTTCTTTCTTTACATCTTCATCTTCATACCACTTGCCATCGCCATCAGAGTCTTGCCAGAACTTACCTTTCTTCTTTTTCTTAGGATCCTTACCCTCACCCACTGATTCTAGAGGTGGTTCTACTAATACTTTCTGATCTAACTCTGTCTCTACCTGATTTCTATCAGTGTGTTGCTCTGGTCTTGCAGCATGCTCATGCATACCTTCCCTAGTAACTTTAAGATTTTCTACAGGAACATCTTTTTCTAATCCATGATTGAACATAACATCATAGTGTGTTACTGTTCCATCTTCTAGTAGTGTGTGCTCTCCCTTCAGACAGTTACCTGCTCCCCACTCTGCATGTTCTACCTTAGTAGCACATGAATGCTTTACTTTTTTGACAGTTGGTTTACCTTCTTCGCCTTTTGGTTCTGCAAGTTTCATGCCAGGTGCGTCACCGCCACCTACACCATCAGCACCAAGTCCTTTGATGTCAGTGTTACCCATTTTTGCAGAGTAATCATATCTCCATGTCTCTTCGACACTTTTAAACTTAGTATTTAAACTTGTATCAGCAGCTAACTGTGCTAATGTTTTTTCTTCGTGATGGCTCATCTTATCTTTTTTGGGGTCTGTTGGAATAACTTGCTTAACTGCGACTGTGCCTGAAGGTTTCTGTGTCTTCTGACCTGGTGTAAGCGACATAACATACTCACGATATGCGTCAGTTCCAATCTCGAATACTTCTGTAATGTTTGTTATCCAAGTGCGGAAGGTTGTTGATTCAGCAGTAAGACACAACACATAGTTAGGTCCTCGACGTAAAATCTTTCCGACTTGTCCGTTCTCAGTAAGAACCCACTCACCTTTTTTATAGACTTCATTCTTATAGAATTTATCTTTGGTGATATTTGCTTCCGCAACCTTTGTTTTCTTAGCAAAGTCAGAAAAGGATTTCATTAATATATGTATACATATCAAGTTTATTTATAAGCCCATACCATCTCTAACCTTTGCCATGAGCTCCATCTTTTCATTGACACTCAAAGTATCAGGTATACCACTCATAAATTCCTTTGATTTTACATCTTTTGCTGCAGCTCTCATCTTACTTGCAGACATTCCAGATGCACCTTCCGCGTCTGGATCTCTTTCGCCAGCAGACACAACTTTAATAGTGTCAAACGAAAAATCTTTCCTGTTATATTTCTGCAGTATCTTATCAAAGTCTGCTACCCTATCAGAACCTACCACCATCACTATGTCGGTGTAATCTTTCATCATTAGATCCTGTGCTACCTTTATAATAGTATTACAACATGCTGCAGATTCAATCTTTGCCCACGGAAACATCTTCTTCATTATGTCCACCTTATATTCATAAGGTAATGGATTATCTGGTTTCTTATGTGTTTGTGATGGATAGATTAGATAGTCACCAGAACCAGCTTGAGTTGCTACTGCCTTAATCAATTTCTGATGCCCTATGGTAGGAGGATTGAATCTACCAAATGTAAAATGACATGTTTTCATTTACCATCTCCTGCAACCCAGTTCTTTTCTACATTGAAGTTTGCAACTGAGAATGTCAAACGATCAACTAACTTAACTGCTTTACTTCCTTCTTGTATAGCAACGTATCCCTCAGGTGCTGTTATCTTGTACCCATTCTCCGTGCGGAGATAAGTACCAAACCGTTCACCCTTCTCTAATTTACGAATGAACATCTCCTTTGCTAGCTGAAGGTTCTTATACAAATCAATAGTCTTTACCAAAGCACTCTCATGTTTTTTGATAAGGTCTTGACCATCATATAGTTTAGCAAGTTTACCTGCCTTACCTTTAGGTGTCTTTAATTTATCTGCTGCCTTCTTACATTCTGATTCAAAGTACGTTTTAAATTCTTTTATGACTTGACTAGACGAACCCATCTTCTGACCCTTCCTAACATACTGGTTAAAAAATATTTTTAATCTAATACCAATAGATAACTGATCCTTACCTGCATTATGTTCTGCCATAGTATCTAAAAAACCACCTGCTACAAGTTTAGAACTTTGACTTCTCACAGTTTCTAATTGACTTTTCTCAGCAGCAGTGAGTAGTATATCATTACCAAGTTGCTCTGTCTCAGCACTCAGAACTAAAACATTTTTACTCTTGTTAAGTTTATTAATATCATATCCAAACCTAGCACTCAAACCTTCAATAGAACCACCATGATAACTGGTGTGAAATACTACACCAAGTTTTGCACCGAGTGCCTTCTCATATAATTCATCCTCAGAGGGTATACAATATGTAATAGTGTTAGGTTGAAATATAAGACAATCTACACCATCAATTTTTTTCTTCTCTTTATCATCAGTAAAAAGCAAATCACCTTGTGCTACACCTGCTATATCAAGATCAGGTAGATATGTTAAACAGTCTTTTAATTTAGCAGCAAGACCTGGTGAACTACCATGATTCGCATCCACATCTGCATGTGTAAAATTAATCTTAGCATCTTTGTTGAAGATAGATTTACTACCAACAAAAAATCTACCAGAGCCAGGATATGTGCCACAAAATACAGCAGGTGCACCATCCCATTTAGTAGTAATCTTTAGGTTATTGTTACCACCTGCACTAAAAGTTTTAGCAAGTTCATCCAAGAACATAAAAGCATCCGTAGCACCTTGTTCACCATCTAACAAGATGCTATCTTCTAAGTGTTCTAAGTGTGTGTTCTTACTCATTAGAATATCTTAGCAAATGCTCCGTATTTTGTACCTTCTTTTTTGGCAAGAAATACCATATCAGTTCCAAACTTATCTCTATCCTCATCACTCAATGATAGAAATAGACTTAACCATTTAATCTGTTGACATTTAGAATTTGCTACATGAGCTTTAGTACCAAATACAAATAACAAATTGTTGTATGCTTCTTCTGCATTTTTAGCATCTATATCTACCCTATTTCGTTCAAGTATTTTGATAAGACCTAACCAATCATTGCTTTTATCGTTCACAAAATCGTCAGCATTCTGAGGATATGATGCATTATCTTTTTTGAAGATTAAATAATAATCTTTTAGCAATTGTTCTACCAATTCAACAGTTGCTTTACCTAATCTAGCAGCAGTAGCACCAGATGAAGTAGGTTCATATTTTAAATTAGACATCCCAGTACTGTTATTACCTTTGATCTGAAAATTATATGTGTTACCACCATCTTTAATAAGCAATCTTGTGTCCTGAGTTGACAAAGTTATAGTTCCTTCCTTGTCCATTTTCTTACCCATCTTACAATCAGCAGCATCATATTCAAAACGTAACTTAGCTAAGTTGGCAAAGAACTCACTCTTATCATTCACAAATTCTATTCGTGCATCCTTTCCTGCAGCTACCTTTTTGAGAGAAATACCAAACACTTGTCTATTTGCAAACAACACTCTCATTATAGCATTTAATTCGGTAATTGACTTTGCTTTTGAACGTCCTGTTACACCAGAATTTACCGCAGTATCTATTCTTTTTATCCACTTAGACTCATCTTGTATCAACCATACGTCAGCAGGATTCCAGTTGTCCTTAGCACTGATATTAAAATTATCTTTGACTATTTTAGTGATGAATTGCATGAACCCACCGTTACGATTGAACTCTGTGAACGCAGGTTTACCTATCTTATCAAGCAATGCTTTCTGTTGCTTATAAAAGTTCTCTATCCAAGTGTCATCTACCTCATTTACCTTACCAACTTTCTTCCATATATCTTTGATACCATTCATGGTAACATCATCTGCCTTCAATGCATCTGCATTCTTCCACGTTACGTTATCTTCTATTGCTCTCCTAAAGACAAAGGCAGAACCAAGTTCTTGCATCTCTGTCATGGTTGCTTCACTGATAGATTTACCAGTAGAATCAGTCAGTTTACCTGTAGCTTGGAACTTTATTCTTTGAGTGCCAACGAAGAGAGTGATGTGTGGTTTAGGACCTGCATTATAATCCTTTGATTTAGAGTTCTTTTTATTTGCAGCTATGTAACTATTTTTATACCGTGCGATCAATCTTCTGATAGCACTCTCACTAGTCTTTATTGATATCCAGTTGTCTGTAGGTTCGTATCCAAATGAAGTTTTACCATCCCATTTACCATAGTTTATGTTAGGATCATGTCTCCAGATAGCATCTTGGCCAGCAACATCCATAATCCCTTCCATCTCTTCTTTTATTGGACGGGATTTAATTGCTCTGATTAGATCTTTTCTATCAATGTTCTGGTATGCCATTAATATTAGAAGCTTTTCCAATATTTAGGAGGTAATAATCCAGATTCTGTATCTGTCCTATGTTTTAAGGTTAAAATGATGTCACCAGCAAGACTAATTCTTCTATGTTCTCTGGGTTCAGGAGCAGTATAGTGTTCAAGATGACCAGGAAACATAATAAGATGCTCAGGTTGTGGTGTGATAGAATACCCATCACCATTGTTAAATCTATTTTCTTTAATGAGTTTAAATGCATCTCCAAACCATTCGTTAGGGTTCTTTTTATGTAAAACTAAGGGGTCACCAGGTGTCTGTAGGTAATACACCCATGATATATGTGAGCATGAGTGATAGTGGCATGGGAAGTTTTGACCAGGATCACATATAGTGAACCAACTCTTGACAAAGTTTACCTCAAAGGTAGATTTGTCTATAGCAAACTGATCCATGTACTCTACAGCACACTTTTTCACGGCTCTAAAAAATGGTTCTAGTCTTAAGTCCTGATGGACTAGAACCTTACCATTTAATTCACCTGTTATTTTACCACTACTGTTGTCAAATTTACCATCATCAAATCCTTTGTATAATATGTTCAAGAAACCAGTAAGTTTCTTCTCATATACTATTAGAGGAAATACTTGATGAAATTTAGAGGTCGTCTGCTGCACGATTTTCGGAGTCATGAATATCAAAATGACCGCCAGGATATCTCTTCTCTAATTTCTTAATGTTACCCTCAATTACCTCGTCAAAAGGTATGTCTAGTGCCATGCATGCTTGTGCTACGTACCACATAACGTCACCCAACTCAATAATAAGATGTTCTCTATTAGCGTCGTTCCAAGGCTTACCTTGG